AAGAGCGGCAAGGAGTCGGTCGCCCGTCGTGATTATCGGCTGCAACTCATCAGCGAGCGCATTGCCGGTGAGGCGCAAGAGAATATTTTCTTCACCAAGGAAATGGAACGCGGCCTTGCCATCGAGCCGATGGCATTCGCGACCTACGAAGCTGCCGGTGAGTTGGTGCGCAAGACAGGCTTCCTGCAGCACACGACCTTGATGGCGGGCTGCTCGCTCGATGGGGACATCGGGGACTTCTCCGGGATCATTGAATTGAAGTGTCCCAAGATGGCAACACACCTGACCTACCTTGCGGATCCGACGCTGCTGCGCAATGAGTACTGGGCACAGGTGCAGCACAACCTGTGGATCTCCGGTGCCGCGTTCTGCGATCTCATTTCCTTCGATGACCGCATGCCGAAACACAAGCAGCTCCTCACCGTACGCATCGAGCGCTATGACGCGGATCTCGCTGCGTATGAACAGGCTGCGCTCGAGTTTCTCAATGAGGTCCAGGCGCAGTACGACGACATCATGGAGGTGACCTATGGCTGATCGAGATGAGATGCGTGGCGTGCTGTTCAAGCATGACAAGCAAGGCATCGAGTCGCGACCGGACTGGAGTGGCAAATGCCAGATCCATGGCAAGCGCTACTACATCGATCTGTGGAACAACCAGAGCCAAGGCATTCCCTCGACACCGTACAAGAGCCTGCGCTTCAAACCGGTGCCTGAAGAATCGATGCCACCTTCGCGCCCGCAATCGAGCGTGACCAAAACCGATTTCGATGATGATGACATTCCATTTTGAACCAGGAGATTTACCATGCCGCTATTTGAAGTTGCCGCAGTGCTGATGCCCACAAAGAAAGGCGTCGAGGAAGGCACCGAGAAAGAGACCCTGCTGCTGGGTCCCAAAGCAATCATCGCAGGCGACAATCAAGGCGCAGCGCTCGTCGCCGGTCGCGACCCAGGCCTGCCGAGTGACGTGGACATGAATCGCGTCAAGGTGATCGTTCGCCCTTTCGAGTAACCGACGCAAGACGCGCAGTGAGATCTGCGTCGGTAACTCCAACGGAAACTCACTTGCAAGCCATGATGATGAACACCGCAGGCAGCACACAGAATGTTGCTTACGCGACCCCAAAGGCAGGAGTGACCAGTTACATCGGAGGGACGGTGAAAACATGAATTCCAAAATCATCAAGTTCCCGCATGCGGCGAAAATCTACGGCACCAACAAGGACATCGTCGCCGAGGTGATGAAGATCACTCCCACCGATGCGACGAACTGGCTCAAGTGCAATAAGATCAATCGCCCGCTGCGCAAACGGCACATCGAGTTCCTGTCGGATGAAATCAAGAACGGCAACTGGCAGTTGAACGGTCAGCCGATCGTCATCGCGGACAATGAGCAGATCTTGGATGGTCAGCACCGGTTGTTCGCGATCATCGAAGCTGGGATCCCGATCGAATCGATGGTGGTGTACGGCATCACCCCGGAAGCCTTCAAGACGATCGACACCGGGGCGGTACGCACGGGTGCGGATGCGCTCTGTCTGTACTTCCATGACTCGCCCGCGTACATCATCAAAGCTGCGGCGACTGCCGTGCAGTGGTGCCATCGTTTCGATCTCGGTGTGATGCACGGCAAGATCAAACTCTCCAACACCGATGTGATCGATTACGTCGAGAAGCACAAATCCCTTCTGCAATGCGCCGAGACCCTGGCATCCTTCCCTGCCGAGTCGCGACCGTTGTCATTGGGCTGCGGCACCGCGCTCTATGAGATGTTCTCGCGCCGACATCAAGAACAAGCAGAGCGCTTCATGCGCCGCTTGTACAGCGGCGAGGAGCTGATACGGTCTGACGTTGAATACATTCTGCGCAGCGCTTTCATCCGCGATGCGGAAAAGATGGCGAGGTACTCGCTCGCCATCCGCATGCGAATGGTGATCAAGGGATGGAACTGGGCACGGCGCAATTTGAACAAGCCCTGCACGCGCACCATCGTCGCGATACGCGCCGACGATGAACAGAAAATTAGGATCTACTGATGAACACTCAACCTTGGATTTCACTCCGTGATGCCTGCAAGATGTTTGGCATGTCGTTTGAGTCCGCGAAGAATGCGATCCTCGAAGGTCGCTTCCCGGTGGCGACCTACAAGCTTGGGAAAAGTCACGTCATCGATCGTGACGTGATGGACAAGTACTTTATGGATCGGCGGCAGGAGGGAATGGCGAAACTGGCGAACCCGGGACCGCCGCGCCCGGATCGGCGGCGGCGCAGACGCGCCGCCACCCTCGGCTCAACTTAGGCTGCGCGTTTCTCCTGCGAGTTCAACAGCACAATCAACTTCGCACGCAGCTTCGGATTCTCAAGCAGCTTCTCAAGCTGCCGATCGTCGTTCATCAACTGCTGATGCGCGAGCGGACCCTGATGCAGTCCACTCGGTTTCAAGTTGGTGTAGATTTTCAGACTCTCCCACTCCTTATGTCCCGACACCAGTTGCACTTCGGGAATGCTGAAGCCTCGCTCGAAGAGACGCGACAGTGCCTCGTGACGCAGATCGTGGAATCGCAGATCGTCCTCTTCTGCTTTGCTCAACTTGCCTTCGGCCTGCAGCGTGCGGACCAGCACATGGAATGCGGTGTAGATCTGCTGCGCATCCATGCGGAAGATGCGCTGATCGGACACCAGATCCTTCGGGCGCGGTTGACGCTGCAGGATCTGCAGCGAGTCATCGAGCAGCGGCACGAGACCCGTGATCTTCTTCTTGGGGTTCTTGCGCTTCTTGACCAGGAGCATCGGCTCATCGGTGTCGGCATCCTTGATGTCACTCCACGTCAGCTTCGCGATCTCACCCTGGCGCAATCCCAAGATCACGGCAAAGTCGATGATGTCGAGCAGTTGCGGGGAGGAGCCACGGTATCGATTCTTGAGTAGATCGAGTTCCACTTGGCTGACGCGACGTGCGCGCGGGTCGCCACCATCGATGGCTCCCTTTTTTTCGAGCGCTGTGTACGCTTCGGAGAAACTCTTCCAATCCACTTTGCAACTGTTCCATTCTTTTTCGGCAGCGACGCGCAGCACGGCATTGATGCGCCACATGTAGCGAGTGCGCGAGGAAGGCTTCAAGTGGTGCCAGCCCTCGACGGTGTCCATCCACCACTTCTTCGTCATCTCGGACAGATCCGTTTCGGCGAAGTCGATCGCGAAACGATTCGACATCGCGATCTCACCTTTGGTGGTAGTGGGATCCGGCTTCTCGACCTCGTCGCGGTAACGACGGCAGAGCATGCCGAGGGTTACTCCACGGGTAAACTGCTTGCGTGAATTCATCCGCAACTTCTGCTCCTCTTCCCAGAGCAGCGCTTGTGCCTTTTCATCTTTCGCGAAGGTGCGGGTGGCGGGTTTTTGACCAGTGACGCGTACGACGACGCGCAAAGAATTACCCCGCTTAACGATGGTCATTTTTTGTACTCCTCAAAATCGACGTTGGTAACAAATGGTATCAAGCGAAAATGGCAGTGTAACGAAACCCTAGGAAAATAAGCCTTTGCTTGCCACACGATTTCTGGGTCTTTCACACTAAGTACCATGATGTACATGGTAAATCAGACATCTGGCTTGAACAAGAGGAGAAAAAACTACCTTTTAAATCAATCACTTGTGGGTGCCCTTGGTAACAAATGGTTCACATGATTTGCCTGGAAGTCACATTCAATCACATTCGACGGTTGAACCGCTCGAATTCGAGAGTAAGCTGCCTTGAATCTTCAACAAGTAAGGAGGAGGACCGATGAAGTGCCCAACGTTCAGGTGCACCGAAACATTGACTGTCAATTCCCGCCGCAAGTACTGCATCAAGTGCCGCCACGCGATGTACTACTGGGACCAAAAAACGCCCGCCGAAATCATTGAGGCCCGCTATCGGCGCGAGAAAGGATTGTTCCGAATCGCGCACATCGAGGAGCGTCATGAGGATCAAGAGCTGCCTGCGTATCGAAAAGCAAAACGTGAAAAAACTATGAGGACCGCATATGCCAAACCCGTTGCCAGACGGCGTAACGCTAACACCACAGGGTAAGCGAAAATATTCGCACGCTTTCAAGTTAAGGATCATTGAGCGCATCAAGAAAGGGGAGACCGCAACAGCTCTCGCTCAAGAGACGGGTGCACACGCGACCCACATTCGCTCCTGGGTACGGGGTCGCGATCTGAAGACAGAGATTCCAGAGACGGGTTTCGTCATGGGACCTAAAGGCACCCGCGTGTACTCCACAGCGTTCAAGCAGGAAGTCGTGCGTCGCATGCAAGCGGGAGAGACTGCCATGGCTCTCGCGCGAGAATTCAAAATCAGCAACAGCATGCTGTATCAGTGGCAAAAAAATGCTCTCAGAGGCACTCCCAACACTCATCCCACCAAGAAGAAGGAACTCATGTCGAAGAAACGTTCGCACAAAAAAATGCCTGCCAAAAAACCAAGCATCACGGATCGATTCAAAGAGGCGGCAATAGAACGATTCGAAGCAGGCGAGTTGGCAAAGGACATTGCCAAGGATCTGAAGATCAATGTCTCCAATATTTACAACTGGACTAGCAAAGCTGCTAAGCGACGCAGGCAGCTAGTGGCGGCAGGGCGTAAGGGAGGATTAGCGCGACATCACAATGTTGAAGAGACTGCGCCGGTTCTCTCCATCCGCATGCGCGATGCAGTGGCGCTCTTGAAGCATGCGGAGAGTGCGATGTATGGGGATCTGCAGGAGGGTAAGATCAAACGGTTTGAAGAGCAGCACTTGCTCGTGCTGCAGGCCTTGCGCACGTTGACTGGAGGTTAATTCCAAGGAGGTCGTATGTTGATACTGACACGACGAGTGGGTGAGACCGTGATCATAGGTAACGACATCAAGGTGGTTGTTCTAGGTGTGCACGGCTCACAGGTTCGACTTGGCGTCGAAGCGCCACGCGATGTCACTGTGCATCGTGAAGAGATCTACCTCAAAATCAAGAATCAAGAGAACGAACCAGAAACTTGATCAGACGATCAGCCCCCGCGATTCACGCCACAGGGAATTGAATCGATCCCACACCCACCCGGAGCGCGTGTAGGTATAGCTGTCGGTGCCGCCGCTGCCGGTGATGGTTTGTGTCAACAGGATGGGATTTAAGTCCTGCACAAAATCATTAGTGGCACCGGTCCAGCCGGGAGCATTGACCCCCAGTTCCGTGCCTGCGCCGCTGAAGCGGTTCGCGCCGCCGACATTGACGTACTGCACCCCCATGACGCGGCCCTGCGCACCGGAGCCATACCAGCAGAAGGTGGCTCCCGAGGTCATGTCGTAGAAGGTCAGGTTTCGAATCGTGATGTTCACGCAATTGACGAAGTAGAAACCGACTGCCCCCGGTTGCATGTCCATGAAGTCAATATTCTCGAACGTCGAACGGCTGTTGGGGTTGGTGCAGTTGAGCCACTGCAAATTGTTATTGGTGGCTCTGCGGATGCGGCCCTGTCCGATGCGAACATTACCCATCGCAGGGACCGACGCATCGGGAGCGAACAAATCAAACGCGGTGCCGCCGCCCGTGATGCTGAAATTCTGGATGCTCAAGTTATTGATGCCCACCGCTGAGGTCATACTGATGTGAATGCCACGCGAGGTGGTATTGCTGCTAAGGATATCGATGCCATCGACGTTGATGTTAGTGGCAGGACCACCCGTCGTCCCGGAGATCCACATACCTGTACCATTCGCGGGAACTTGACTGATCGAAGTATTCCGTATGTCAAAGCGCAGCGACGTGGGGTCTTGAGTCGCGTAAATACCGATCGCGCAATTCACCATCTTGTTGCCCACGCAGGTGACATCGTTACTGCCCGCAAAACAGATTGCGCCTTTCGGCAGTAGCGTGGTGGCGGTGCTCGTTTGCCCTTGAAAGCGATTGTTCTGGATAGTGAGCACATTCGCGGACGCACAGTAAATACCAGCATCACGCACGCTATCAATCGTATTGTCGTAGAACTCGATCTCCTGCGGCTGCGGTAATCCGGGGATGTGACCATGATTATAGGTCGACAGCGCATAGCAGCCCGTGTCATCGCTGATACTGGGATCGGTGCCAAAGCCGATGAGTATGTTGCTGTATGCCTTGCAGCGCAGACACCCGGCCCAAAAGTAAACAAAATTCTTGATGTAGTTGCCGAATGCGACGTTGTTGAACAGCTCCACATCCTTCAAGGTATAGATCGACAGGTTGGTGTCGGATCCTGAGAAGCCGAACACCGATGCGGTCGTCGTGATGGTGGTCAAGCCTGCGGTCTGGCAATTCCCCGGCTGCGAGATGAACGTGCCGTTGCCGCCGCGAAAGCGCACGTACGCAGCGCTCGTCGCATTCAAGTTGTCGACGTAGATCCAGTACAAGCCCGCGAAATTCTTGAGCGTGATCCCATCGTAACCGCAGTCGCCGAAATCCGTTGCCTGCGCAGCCGTGCCCTGCAGATACCAGAAGAATCCCGTCGATGACGTTGCCGAACTCGAGCCATTGCCCACGCACACAAAGCCTGGGAGAAACCTGACGTTGCTCGCGTTGATGCACCAGAACACATTGCACGGTGTCGTGCCAGTGACGGTGGTGGTGTACGCGGAGTAACTCTGGATCGTCGTGCCACTCACGAGCGTGATGGCTTTGTTGGTGAGTGCTGCGAGCGATGCGCTGGCGAGTGCCATGTTGCCGGGAATGGTGACGGGTTGTCCGACACTGCAGGCCTGGACCATCGCAGCGACGCAGTCGGTCGAGCCATCCAGCACGCCACCATAGCGGCGCACATCTCCCGGCGGATAATTGAAGCTCGCAGGGGTCACCCCCGCGTTCGCTTCCGCAGGCGTTTGCGGATAGAACACGACCGCTTGAGGATTCGCGATGTTATCGACGGACCAGATCTGATTGCCGACGGCATCCTGCAGCAGGTACCGATACGTCTTGGTGGGATCGAGCCACACGGGTGCTTCGCCGCGAGCGTTCAAAATCACCGGGTTGGTGTTCGGTGTGGTCTGCGTCGAGTCCACATAGGTCGCCTGCGGCGTCGAAGTGCCCGCGATGAACGTCGACAGCTTCCCGCCGACGAGTGCGCTGCCATCGTTCGCGACGCCGCGAAACAGGGGACAGGGTGAGAGTGCTGCACTCATGGGGTGTACTTGAAGATGACGACACCGGGATTGCCCGGGAAGCCGGATCCAGGACCCGCAATGCCGCCGCCGCCGGTTGTGCCGCCACCATTGACCCCCGCGACGCCTGCGCCCCCTGCGCCCGGGAAACCAAACGGGCGACCTCCACCGATGCCCCCGGCATTGCCCGCGATATTCGTCACGGTGCCGCCCGATCCGTTGCCGGGAGGACCTGACGCGCCTCCTACCAGAGGCGTCGCGTTGCCACCGTTGAGTCCGCCAGTCGCAGTCATGGTGGTGATGGTCAGGGTGCCACTCGAAACGGTAGAAGCTCCATTCACACCTCCCACGCTATAAGCCATGGTGCGGCCCCCGAGGCCTCCGACACTGTACTGCGACATCGCATACCCGCCGGATCCGCCGCCGCCTCCTCCTAAGAGATCGGTGAAGTTGGTGTTGCCCGATCCACCGTTGCCGGATCCGCCGAATATCTCGATCGTCACCGTCGTGTAACCCGCAGGAACGGTCTCGGTGCCACTGCCCGCAGTGCTGTAGATCCGCAAGACCGTCGATGCCGTCGTGCCGGTGGTGAGCAGGTTCACTGCGAGATAACTCCCGGCGCGCAAGGTCGTCGCCCCTGGATCCGATGCCACTTGTGCCCAGCTAATGCCAAACGTCCCAGGAGTCGATACGAGCAGCGATCCGGTGTAGAGCGCAGTGTTGCTATTGGCAGCGGATGAGACCGTCGTATAGCTCACCGTGATGCCGTAGAAGGGATCGGTCTTGACGTAAGCTGCACCGTTGATGAAACCTGAGGCGAGTGCCGGTGCGACGCCCCGGGAATCCACCGCACCGCCGGTCTTCGTGAACTTGAATCCCGCCGCTGGCAACACGGAGTCGAAGATCAGGAAGAGTTCATAGTTGTAGCGACCGACGAGCAGCGTATTGCTCTGCAAGTCGGGATCCGGCGTGAGGGTCGTGCTGGCGCTGATCGCGGTATCACTCGGCTTGATCTTGACGTTGGTCAGCGCACCGCCCGCACTCGTCTGGTAGAAGTTCACCTTCCAGTTACCGTTGCCCAGAAATTGCGCTATCGCCGCATCTCCCGGCTGCGTGACGATGTTGGCATTCGTCGGTAACTGCAATGAGGTCGCGTTGTACGTGAGGATCAGCGAGGAGGCAAAACGAATCATGTAGATTGGCGCAGAGAGGTTCGCCGAATTGCCGAGACTCGTGATGGTGGTGGTGCCGGTGACCAATCCGACATGCGCAAGCAGACTGCCAAGATCTGTGGTGGCAGCGGACGCGATCGCCACTTCCTTGCCGAATGTGCCGATCGTGCTGCCGGTGATCGATCCAATCGAGATGAGTTGGAACACCCCGTTGAAGTACATCACCTGGGTGGTCTGGTTCTTCTGGATCTGACCGGCACCCACCGCACTGCCGTCGATGTTGACGATCGGGATCGGACCCAGCCCGTTGACGTTCAACGTCGGTGCGGGAGTCGCTGTGTTGGTGGAACTCGGAATGAAGAAGATCACTTCACCGTCGGTGTAGTGATCGTAGGGTGTGTTGAAGTTCAGGACGTACGCATTCGCCGCACCACTATCGACACCACCGAACAACGTGAGGAGCTGCGAGTTGAAGATGTTGTCGGTAGTCCAGATGACGTTGCCGACGGCATCCTGCAGAACGAACTTGTATCCCGTGTTCGGCAGGATCCAGAGATTCGCTTCACCACGCGAGTCCAAGATGATTGGATTCGCATTCGGTGTGCCCGCGCCCGCATCAGTCCAGGTCGCGATCGGCGTCGAGGTCATCGCGCCATACGTGAACAATTGACCACCCACCAGAGGCGCACCATCGTTCCCAAACGCCTTGAATTTAGCGGTGGGTGCGAGGAATGCAGTCGTCATTTATTTTGTTGGGTAGTTAAGTCCAGCACCCGGCTTAGTGACGCGACGGGCGAAATCTAATTTTCTCTGCGCTGCTTCTGCGCGTGCTTTTGCCACGCTCTTTCCCTTGAGTATTCTGGCACCCACGCGCGATAGCGCTGCGCCCGTGACGTCACCCAATGCAAAGGAAGCCGCAGCATGTGCTGCCGTTGCACCGAGATCCTCTGCAGTCTCACTTGCAGGCGTTGATGGTACGTCACCCTCCAAGTAACGCTTGAGAGCATTGATGGATCCCGACGTATTGATATCTGCAGTTCCGGTGTGATGCACATCGGCGGCAGCGCCAGCGAGATCCTGCGTGCGCTGCGCCGTTTCCGGCTTCACCAGCAGATTGATCTTGTCATCGAGTGCTTGGCGATAATCACCGTAGGTCGCTGACTTGAACTTGCGTGTTTCGCCGGTCGCGGTATTCACGCCCGCCGCATCTGATAGATCGTTGAGTGTCGCTGCCTCGACGGCATCATGGAACGCAGGATGTCCCTGCATCAGATTCTTCGCACGCATGATGGCTGCGGGAGAGGACGTCGCAGCAGTGCCCGTGCCGGTGAAATACTTGTCCATGTATGCCGGTGCTTGCAGTGAGGGTTCGCCGATGACGTGCCGCCCGTCGTCATCCAATGGATTGCCATCTTTGATTGCCGCGCGATATGCCGGAATCTGACGCAGATCTGATTCTCTAGCCTTGTTTGCTTTTCGCGCTACATCCGCCAGATCTCTCAAACCCGCTGCATCACCCGTCAATGGAACCTCTTCTAACTGATCGCGAATGATGCCCGCTGCGTATCTGCCTTCGGTAGGACCAGTGCGCTGGAGGCGTGCGAGTTTGCTTCGCATCTGTTCGAACTCTTCGAACGTCATGTTACCCCGGTCGGAAACCTCTTTAAGCTTCTTCAACACCGATGCGGGTGCGTCGTCAAATTCCATCTGCCGATGCAATTCAGAATTGACATTCGCCAGTAGTTTCGGTGTGTCGAGCGGGAACTCTCCGTTGTTCGCATCTCTCATTGCTTGATACTTGCTGGAGATGTCATCGAGTCGTGCGTTATCTACTTCCTTCATGGCATCGATTGCGTTCTGCCCATGCTCCACATTGGTGTTGTGAACGATGCCGGGAGTCGCGAGGCGACGGATCTCTCCCATGCTGCCGACGAGTGCATTCTCCTGATCTGCACGTCGTGCGGTGAGCAGGCCTTGCACCGCTGGATCTGATTTCAGATCGCTGATAGCAGTGATGAATGCCGGATCATGTGTCGCCTGTCCTTCATCGAGCTGCAGTCGCGGCGTGCCTGCAGGCACCGGCAAATTCTCCGCTCTGATGTGACGCGCGCGAACTTCGGGATTGATCGGACCTCGAGCCTGTGCCTCTGTGTGCGCAGCCTGAAATTCCGGCGAGGTTCCCGACAGATCGGGAAGGGCTTCTGCAGCACCCATCGACCGTGAGGGGAAATCGACGGGTGCCCTCATTGGTGGGGGAACAGGTAATCCTGCGGTGCGAGGTGGAGGTCGTTCGAATACCCCTGCGCCACCACCGAGAGTAAAGCCAGGACTCGTGCCGACACCTGCCGCAACCGCTGCAGGAACAGCGGATGCGACCGCAGCCTGTCCCGGTGTCGCTCCCAGACTCGTTGCTAAATCGCCCGCAGCTCGCCCGGGATCCTGAAACATCGCATCGATCTTCGCATCGCGCGCGGCAATGTCAGGATGCGCTGCGTAGTACTGCTGCTTCGCGCGTTGTTGAGCTGCAAGATTTGCTTCATGAGTCTTTCGGTAATTGAAAGGATCAAAACCAAAATCCGCCGGTCGCGCGGGATACTTCGATTGTTTCGCTAACTCATCCCTAACGGCTTTTGCTGCGGCATCGGGATCCGACTCGGTACTCGCACCCAATAACGACAATCCAGGCAGGTGCCCACCGACATACAGTCCTTTCCATCCCGCGACCGCTCGGTGATACAACGACTCCAGTGCTTCAGGAATTTCCTGTCCAATGGTGTAGCGATTCGGATCGTACGGACTTTCGCGCGGCGTCCTCTTGGGATAGATGTCACTTTTTGTAGGTGTGCCGCCTGGACCAGCAAAGACTTGATCTGCAAGAGCTGTATCGCTGGCAGGTGCAGCGGTTGTGTCATCCGTAGGTGCATCAGTCGTAGTTGAGAACACTTGATCGGCAAGTGCAGAATCGTTACTGCTCAAACCCATGAAAATGCGCCAATGAATTCTTGCGACCTAACCATTCATCGAACTCTGCACGAGATCTGAAATGTCTTCCGATGAACTCCTTTCGCTCAGCATCGGTCTTCAAATCGTTATACGAGTACATCAGTGAATCTGCTTGAGAGGTGAACTTATCATCGGCATTGCGGAATCCCTGGTTGCTGCCGTGCATGTCAGTAAACCTTCGCTGATTGGCAGCTCTCGAAAGATTCTGCATCAAGTTACCCTTGACCATTTCCGTGGCATTTTTCAATGCATCAGGTTGCATTGACAGACTCGGATAACCCTTTCGGATATTCTCTCTTGCTTCTGCGTCGGGTGCACCCACACTCGCCAAAGATTGCAAATTCTCCAGATCCTTGCCGACGAGTTGCCGCGCTGCTGCCTCTGGACTGTCGAGGTGTGCGTTGGTCATAAAATCCGTTGTGGCTTGAGACCATTTGCCAGTTTTGATTTCGTGTGCCTTTGCCAGGATGTCATTCGCATACGTGATGCCTTTGCGTGATGGCTCGACGGCATTGCTCACCAAGTTCGAACGGGCATTGTCGCTTTCTGCTTGACCTCTCGCATATTCGGCTTGCCCCGCAACATACGGCTGCGATGGGTTGAAACTCGGAGTAGGTCTGCCACCGATCTGCTCTGATGGAGGTTCGCGAATAAATCCTGACGGTTCTTGCAGTCCCACTTGTCCTGAAGCGAGCGGCACATTCTTCGGTGACCAACCCAAATAATTCAGACCCAATCGCAACGCCGGGAGAAGTTGATCTCCCTTGGCGTTCTCCACTGCGGCAAACATCTGATGCAGCGCTTGCATGTTGGGACCATTGCGATCCATGCCCGGTTGATTCCAGGTGTTTTCCCATCCTTCTTTAAGTTTGCGTACACCTTCAGGATTGCCTGCTTGCACATCAGGGTCACCCAGAAATGGTGCCATCGAATCACCCGCTCGCTGCCGCTGATCACCGGCAATTTTCAATACGCTTTGTTTTATTCCCTGTTGATCACCTTTCGTTTTGTAGAGCTGATCCAGAATGTCTGGCTGCGCAAGCGATAACTTCTTGAACTCAGGTGAATCCGTCACCTTATCGATGTCAGTGGTGCCATCGGGTCCGATGTAGTTCAGCGGCTTATAAGTGCTGTGGAAATTTCGGATCTCCTGCATCTTCTGCGTGACCATTGCCTGCTGCTGCAGTTGCTGCTGCTTGACGGCAATGTCCTGCCGCTTGCCCATGAGGTCCATGATGCTGCCAAGGGTGCCCATGACATCCGGCGTTTTGATGTCTGCCGCGACCGGAGAGATCGATGGGATTCCGCTGTCAGCCATTAGCTGGATGCCGGTGGTACATAAACTTGTCCGTAATCAGCTTGCGTTGGTGCAATACGCGTCGTACCAGAAGTAGCAGTGTTCAAGCCATTGAAACCTCCACCCCCCAACTGTGCCCACAGCGCAGCGTTCGTCATGCCGCCACTGAGTGCATTCGATGCGCCGACGATGCCGCCTGCCTGTGCCGTGCCGACGTTCTGTGCTGCGGTGGCGGCGGTTCCGGCGAGCTGGGCACCCGTCGCGGCGGTACCCGCTGCTGCCGCCTCACCCGTATTCACGAGGCCCGAGAGTCGGTTGTACACGTTCTGCTGCTGCGTCTGGTATTGCGTGAACGCGTTCTGGAACGCGGTGTTCGCGTACTGCTGATTGAAGGAGGTCAGATCTTTAAGCGCAGCTCCCGAGAGCGCACCACTCGCACTGGCATCGGTATTGAGCACCCCCTGCTGTCCCTGCGCCATCTGGAACTGATACGCGGGTGAGTATTGCTTCATCATGTCGGCAGTGAAGGGAGCATTCAAGGATCCGAATCCGCCCGCCGCAGAAGACCGTGCAACGCCTCCCGCCCCCGGGGTGCCCTCACCCATCAGGTACTGCAGTTCACCGAGTGCGCCGGTTCCTGCGACGTTATAGGGCTTAAGGAGGGCCTGCGTCTGCTGCCACTGCGATTGTGCGATGTTCTGCGCATGTCGCGCAGCTCCCGCCTGGGTATCTGCCGCTGCGATCGAACCCACAGCACCCACCGCGCCTGCGGCGAGTGCGGTCACACCGACTGCTGCGCCACTCATGCGGCGACGTCACTCGGCAGCAAGCGCTGCGCGATCTGCTCACCCAGCATCAGCAGCGCCTCGACCGACTCGAAGATGTCATCCTCCAGGGCGACGATGTCACGTGACTCGCCACCATTGGGATGAATCGTACGACCCACCACATCGGTCAACGTGTACAGCACCATGTGGAATCCTGCTTGCGTATCGACCCCGAATGGCGCATGCACCTCACGCTTCGAACCATCCGGCAACACCTGCACCAAGGATCCCTTCATCAACTCGCAGCGATGCCCATGCCGATGCATGCGGCCCAGGAACAACGTGCCTGCCGGAATCTCGATCTCGCGGATGTAGAAGCCGTTCTCGAAGATATGCAGCAGCGGCATCTCTACCTGCGGCAACTTCGTCAATTCGTAGGTGAGGTAAGCCACCTTGTCGCGAAATGACAGCGTGGGATATTGATCCCATCTCGGAATTATCTGCATACGTGGAGTTCCTTGTTCACGGCAAACACCTGCCGGTAATCGACGCAGATCTCGACATCTTTGAGAATCGGTCTGCGAGCGACAAAGTACAGATCCTCATTGTTGTCACGCACCGCTTTGCCATTGGGATCTGAGCTGTGGTTACAGTAGCGACCGAGTTCAGAGCGAATGCCGTTGATGCGGGCAGGCCCGATGACTTCGCCCGCGTCAAGATCTTGCGATGCGAAGAGTCCGAATCCGTGGATCGGCGAGGGTCGCACGACGTAGTGTCCCGGCATCGGTCGCACGTCATCGAGTGTTTCCCAGAACGGTCGCAACGCTTTCTCCAGCGTCTCCCAGCCTTCGGCCTTGATCATCTCTTCGTACGTCATCATGTTGGAAAGAACGTCATCGCTGGAGCTGCGGTGTAGGTGACCTTCAAAAGATCACTCTGCGACAGTGGGAACACTCCCGAGGTCTGATCTGTCAGCACATACGACGGTGGTGTGCGAGAGATCATGATCGAAGTGACGGTGCCGCCCGAGATCACCATGTATCCCTGCTTCGGTGCGGTGAATACAAACGGTGATGCGGTTGGCGTGACGATGACTTCGCCACCGGGAGGCTCCCCCAATTCGATCGCTTGAAAATAGCGATACCACGTCGAATCGTTTTTATTCCCCGGAGTCCAGGGCGTCGTGTAAGTCGGTACCGTGCGCGTCATGCAGTCGGTTCCGCAAACAATGTCGCGCCGATGATGTCGCGCTGTACGGGATCGGAGAACGTTGCCTCCCACACCCGATCGCGTGCGCGGCCCAACTGCCGGAAGATCGCACGATTGCGGGTCTGTCCCGCTTTACCGATCGTCACCCAGTGCTGATTGCTCCACGTAAAACCACCGTCATCACTCCAGCGCAACATCAACTGCGGATCGGAGCCTTGTCCTACCTGCAGGCCCACACCGGGCGTGAACTCGATCTGGAGTTGCGAGAAGAACACGCGCTCTCGATTCGCTTTGGTCCACACATGCGGCGTACGTCGCACGCACACCAATGGCGCACCGTTGTCGTCGTAGTAATCGCGCGACATGCGATGGATTTGTCCGGTCTGGTAATCACCCACCAGTCGCACGTCGCCGAAATCCATGAAGCAGTTGCCGCGATGCCGGTGGAACTGTCCGGTCGTTGACTGAAAGCTCGCACGCTGATGCCATGCGCCGCTCGTGATATCGAACACCCAAGTGACATCCGCTGTGGGGAACACCATCACCAGAAACCCGTGTCCCGCCTCTTCATACCCGTACCCGATGCAATCACTCACGACGGGATAGCTCGCGATCGCCTGCTCGACACCATGGGTGGAGATGCGCTTGTACGAATATTGCTCAGTGATGACGACGATGTTCTGTCCCTGCTCATTGCGTGCGAGCCACGCCAGTTCCGTCCCGACGCGCGTCAATGAGTACACCGCAGCGCAGCCCACCTGCGGACCCACACCCGGGATACGCTGGAAGGGAAAGTTGATGCCGCCCGCGTTGTACCAGACCTCTGCAGTGCGCTCGCCGATCAGCCACAGCTCGCGGTTGTTCTCCTGCAGCGTGATCAAGTTGTCGGTCGAGGAGTCTTTCAGAGCGAAGAACGCACCCGGGAAGATCATCTGGTACGGAGTCGGACCCGTGGAATAAAACGTGCGCGTGTTCGGCAGATTGAAAACAAGCCACCCCTCGATGAACGCGATGCGCTGGGCACCTAAGAATCCGGGATCCGTGATCTGTCCAAAGGGCGGGATCGTCAAGGTCATCGTGTCGCTCGCCACACTGATGCCTGCGTTCTTCGACATCGTCGCGGTCAACGAAGTGGAATTGATTGCGGTGAATACCGTGCCGGGAGCGATCGCACCACCGGTATCGCTCAAGGTCGCTGCGGTCGATACGATGAGACCCGCTGGCAGCACACCGGGGAAGCCAATCACGTTGCTGCCAAAGGTCGTCGCGGCACCAAAGGTCACGGTCTGCTGCACACCCGACAGCAGGTAGTAATACCCGTAGGTGCCATCGACAATCACGGCAAAGCCACCGAGACCGTTCTGCTGCACCCCGTTGTCCCGGATGCAGACCGGGCCTGCGTTGGTTAAGAGGTTCCCCACTTGGCGCGTCGCATACTTCGGCAGCGAGTTGGCGGTTGCCGGGACCGTGATGGTCATGAGCCACACGGTCGCGCCCGTGACGACGAGTGCTGCCTGGGAGCCTGGGAGGACCCACATGCCGCGCACCTGCCCCGGGAGGGTCGAGGCCACGGCAAGCAGTCCGGGGCACCCTAAGAGCGCGAGCTGCTCCTTCGCCTCCGGGTTCGGATCCATCTCGACATACCAATTGATCAAGCGCTGCGTATCCTGCAGCACCATCGGTGCTTCGTAGGATTGACCGACGAAACCGAAATCGCTCCCGGTGTACATTTCAATGGAAACCGCCATGCGTGAACCAACCCGCATCGTTGGTCTGCGATCGGGCGATCGCGCTGTCGAAGCGCAGCGTCACCACCGGCACATCGTTCGTACCCTTGATCAGATCCTTCGCTTCCTTCGCCTGCGTCACCAGGAACGGACTCGGCGTCTTGCCGTAACTCGGTGCCAACTCGAGCGCAAGCAACTTCTTCAGCGCACGCGAATATCCTTGCGGCAGGTTGTATGCCGTCGTCGTCGTGGGCCAGCGATCGATGATGATGTCGGTGAAGATGTGTGCGGTGTAGTTCGCACTCGGTGCGGGATACACATACAGCGTGCCGTACGGGAACGTTGGTTGATAGGAAGCCACATAAGGCCAGGGTCCTTGGATGTTCTTGAGCAGCTCTTCCTTGTAGCGATCGAAGCTGATCATCTCGAAGGCATAATCCAAATTCGCATTGCCACTCGCCGTCGCCCGCGTAAAGCCATCACGGAAACGCAAAGGACGTCCGGGGACATTGCCGATGACGATGTTGCCGGGAACCGTGTAGGTGATCTTGTCGGGATTGATGGCAGGGGTTGCAGAGGCGGGTGCCGACATCGTGATGCTGCTCACACCGATCGCCGTGATGGTTGTCGGTACCGGCGCGATCGCGGTGCCACCCGGAATGACAGCACCCACATCGGTCAACGTGCCACCGACGATCATGTCGGGAGGCATCGGCGCAATGCCGGTGATCACATTGCTGCCGCCCGTGACGGTCCCTAAGAACGTGCCGCCGACGGGATTGCCGACGGTGTATTGATATTGACCGTTGACCCACAGGAAGACCGTCTCTTGCTGCACGTACATGAAGCACTCATCGTTCGCGAGAGAATCGATGAGATCATTCAGTGCATCGAGTCCGGTCTGCGCATCCTGGGGCTGCAGCGGCTCACCCGGAGAATACGAATTGATGTTGAGGAGTGCGCCGCTGATGATATCGAGCGCTGTCGTTGCCATTTATTGCCACGCCTGCAAGTTGTAAACCGTCATGGTGTACTGAGTGTTCGCGCCGTGCGTTTGCGGATACAAGATCATGTAATAGTTATACGGCTGCGCCGACCAAGTGTCGTATCCGGTAATGAGATTCCCAGGCCCTCCCGGTCCTGCGGAGGAATGCTGAAACGTCTGCACATCATCCACGTAGTACGTGACGAGTCGCTTCGCTGGGTTGTAACTCACGCCGAATCGATGCCGCTGCGTAAAATCAATCGCGGGTGGCGTGTTGATGTTCGACTGAAAGACGTGCGAGTAACCAGGGACCAACGTGCAAGACGTGGAAGATGCCGCCGAGATCGCAGCACCTCCCGGCGTTGCCGCGAGTGAGACCGTCGTGGTGGTGAGTCCCGCCGCGAGAACGTAATACGGTGTTAAGAGTGCAAAGCCACTCGGTGCGGTGCCCGTAATGAAAAGACATAGATTCGCCGTGAAGGCATTCGCAGCAGTGGTGAACACCGTGCCCGATTGCGAGGAGGATGCCGCAGATGCAATCCCTGAATACTGTCCCTGCCATTGGTGAGTCGTGGACGCACACTGCTCATAGGAGCCATTCGACTCCATGACATCGATTTCCATCCACGCTTCATACTTCACTGCGCCGAGGGGTGCAGGTGGACTCGGCAGAATATCGTCCTGTGTATTGTTGTGCTGCTGCGGCTCTAAGAAACACGACGTGAACATGTCCGACGTGTAGCTATCATGCTGCAAATCAAATTCGCAGTAGAAGGGACGCGAGCCATTAATGAAGGGTACCGTGCCGCCGGTCTGATTCTGTTGCTCCGTTGAAACCCATGTGTTCGAAATTCCATCCGTTCCATGCAGATGAATTTGCAGAGGAACACCCGGAGTATTTACAAAGTGCGTGATATCCGGTGTCGAACCGGACGACCAGATGCCCGAATAGAGCGCGAAATTAGGGTTGTTCGTGTGACCGTTGAATCCCACATCTGCAATCGTCGGATTGATGTTGATGATGCGGTTCTGCAATCCCAACGCTTGCGCGCCCGCCGGAATCGGTGAGGCTGAGAGAGGTGTGTCAAAAGCTCAGGACTACGCAGAGTCCCGGCCCTCCCTGGCCACCAGCGCCACTTGATTGAGCCGCCAGACAACTGCCGCCGCCGCCGCCACCACCCCCATACGCCGCGCCGCCGCCGCCATTGAATCCGTTCGCACCGGAACTCGATGCGCCGCCCGCGCCCCCCGTGCCGCCCGTGTAGCCAGGGGCGCTATTGCCGCCCGCGCCCGCACCTGCGCCGCCCACGACCGCAGGGATCTGCAGATCGTTCAAGCCGCCTGCATTGCCGCCATTGAGCGCAACCGGCGTGCCCGCCAAACCGCCGCCGCCGCCACCACCCGTGGCACCCATGAACGCGCCGCTCGACCCCGTGGCAACGCCCGTCGCGCCGCAGCCTGCGCCGCCCGTGCCGCCCCAGGGGTATGCCGGGGTACCACTCGCCACCCCCGAACCCCCGGCACTGCCGCCGTATCCCGAGGTGCCGCCGGTCGCACCCACACCCACATTGCCATGCCCCGAGAAACCGCCGCCGCCGCCGCCACCGGAGTTCACAACGCTCCCGCCACCTGCTCCCGCACCGCCGCCAAAGCCACTCAAGAAGGTTCCAAACAACGTATCACTCAAAGGTTGCGCGCCCGTATTGCCGACTGCGTTCGTGACCGATGCGCCACCCACACCTCCCACCGGCACCGTGACACTCACCGTCGCGGGCAATGCGGACGATGGGAAACTCACTTCGTTATAAGCGCCCGCGCCGCCGCCCGCGCCGCCCGAGGAGCTGGTGCCGCTCGCGAGACTCGCGCCCGAGCCGCCGCCGCCGCCGGGACCAATGGTGATGACGCGGATCGTTTTGCCGCCGCCCGGCGCGGGATTGGTCCACGTGCCCGACGTCGTGAAGACTTGGATTTGCGTCGGGAGTGTCGGCACGCCCCATTTCAATCCCGTGCTTTGACTTGAATCGGCGACCAGCACATCCCCATCGGGACCTACCGGCAGGCGAGCATTCGCCGATGAATACGTGTAGAGGTCACCCTTGGTTGATAACGGTGAGGTGGTCCCGGTGCCGCCGCCGCCACCAACGGACTTGAGGCTCATAACCCTTCACCCCGTGTGAAGGTCACATTGCCGGTGCCAGTGCCAAGAATCACACTCGCACCCGTGACTTCACCCGCCACACTCACCACTACCACCGCACCCGGACCCACGGGATACGAATTGATCGTCGCCGCCGCGACGGAACCAAACACACCAAAATTCACGAAGGCCCACGATGCACTTTGATTGGAAATTTGGATCTGTACGAATTGGTTCTGCATCATCCCGGGGAAGACCGCAGAAGGCGCAGCAGCCGCAGTTGCCGCGACCGTCACACTCGGCAGAAGACTTCCCGGTGCGCTACTCGTGGAAGGCGAATACAGCGGCGCAAAGGCTCGAGTTTCCATGGCGCGCTCCCTTAAAAGATGGAGCTGGGCAGATTGCCGACGGCAGGTTGCACTTCAGGCCTGAACACCTCGAAGAGTGCGACGATCGGTATAGGACTGCCGCTACTCGCACCTGCGGTGCCGTTGTACCACTGCACACTCAAGGTGTTATTGGCTGACACCCAGATCGACAGCGTGACTGTCGATACCGGTTGCGCTGCTTGAAAACATTCAGTGACGACATCACCGACTTGCAATCCCTGAATCGTGTATGTGGATGTCACGGTTGCACCGGCAGCAAGACTGATCGGTGGCGTGATGGGTACTTGAATACAAGTGTCGAAGCGACCGTTGCCGGTCGCAAGTGTGGCTGAAGGCATTTCTATGCTCCCAAAAAAAAGGCCCCCGTAGGGGCCATAGGGCGAAAGCTCTTTTACTGCTTAGGTGGTGTCGTATCCGTATACGAAGACGTCCACCGTGACACCCGCAACTGCCGCATTCACGTTGACGTAGATCGACTGCGCGCTATTGACGACGCTGCCGCTCGTGACGGTCTGCGCCACCCCGGTGGTGGGTCCGGTCACACCCGCAAGAACACCGGCAGCACGGAACTGAGTTCCCGTGACCGCAGGGCCTGTGTTGAGCGTGATGTTTCCCGCCGCAGCGGATCCTCCTTGCGCATTCGCGACGATGATTGAGAACACGATATACGTGCCGCAATTGATGAGAGGCATGACTGCCGCATCACCCGCTATGGCAAGACTCATGGCGCGTGCTTCAGCGATGCAGCGCAGAGTATTGATCTGCGTGGGTTGCGAACTCGTCTGAGTGTTCACCGGAATCAAACTAGCAACCGTATTCGCATTGCTGGTAGCTGCCGGTCCTGGATTGACTGAAGGCATAAATGTTCTCCTTTAACCGGCGATTCGGATGCCGAGTGAACGATAGAGCGATGCGGGTCCGTACAACATATCTGCCCGTGTGGGTTCGCTATCATTATTGATGGAATATTGAGTGACGCACCGGATCGACATCCCCACGTCCTCGTCATCATATGCACGTACTGCCATCTCGACCCCCTGCGGCAGCGGCAAGTCGGCGAACGCGAGTGCGTACGCGTACTTGTGGAACACCAACCCTTGCGGCGAGGTGACATTCGCATTGCCCGTGCCACCATTGACGGTGATCGCGGCGCTGACACCCGGCGCTGCGGTGACGTTCTGGAACTGTCCACCCGAGATCACTGCTTCGCCGATCGTGAGTGTGAGCAGACCACCCGCAGTCGAGGTGTAAACACCGGTCGCAGGATTAAACGTTCCTTGGGTCAGCGCTGCTGCGCCAAAGGTCAGTCCTGGTTGCGCAGCTCCATTCGGTGGCGTCACAAATCCGCCGGGAGGCAGTACGACAAACTGCTTCAGGATCTTGCCGTATTGCAAACGGTTCTGCGGATTCACGGGATACACACCCGCGATCTGGATCGTGTCACCGACTTTGATCACACCCGTTGAGGCAGTCCAGCCACCCGTTGACAGAGTGCCTTGCTGTGCCCATCCGGTGGAGATCAGCGCAGTCCCGGTCGGCGTTGCCGTCACTGTCGGCGCACCGCCCTGCAATCCCGTCTGCATGGTGGGAATATTTTGATCCTCCCACCAATCGAGGCCCGCGAACTGTCGCGCGACGAGGCCCTTCTCGATGTAATCCCCGATCTGCGCTTGCGGGTTGAACAGTCCCTTGATGGAATCCGTCGCCGCCGACATGGACACGGGATCCAGTACGCAATTCTTCTCACCTTCCGTGGGACACGCTTCCGATGCCAGATACGCACGCGCATCCGAGAAGATCTTGTAGCTTGCCGGGGAAGTACCGAATTGTCCCACGGTGGTCGCGGTATTCAGATACGCATACTGCGCGGTATCGCTGTCGATCCTATTGGCACAGGCTGCGATCTGCGGTCGGAGAATTCTTTTCTTGAACATGTCCATCGATAGTGCCAAGTCTTGTGCCGTGAACTGCACATCGACATGGAACTGGTAGTTCAATGCGACTGCCAGGAAGGTCTCGTTGCTGTCCTCGACATTCAGCGGTGGACCGTAGGTACCGATGTAGCGCGGGGGTCTGCGGATGTTGCAGGTGTTCCCGATCTTCGCACCGGTCTGCGCAAACTCGGAGCTGTATTGACGCTCCACGCGATTCGCGATCACCAATTCATTTTCCAGCACCACCAGAGCTTCATTGGTGATGTAGCTCATGGTGAGTAGGTTATTTGCCATCTCGATTACTCCTAGGTGTTAGGAGCGCGAGAAATCAACGTCGCTTCGCGGCGGCGCGAGATCTCTCATATGCTCGTAGTTCACGGAATGACATCTTCGAAGGATCCGTATTGGTGTTGACGGTCCCCGCGTTGGTAGTCAGCGGCGTGATCGGAGGCGGCGCTCCTGGGACAACCTTCGCAGCAATGACTTTCGGCTCTTCAGCCTTGGTGTCTTTGCTCTCGAAGGTCAGTTCAAGTTTTCCGATCTCGGCAACTGCCTTGAGCGGATGCAATTTGTTGATACGCTCGACGTAGTCAGGATGCTTGGCGAGGTAGTAGGAAACTTCCCCGATGTTTTCGCTTGCTGATAAATATTCCAGCACTCGGTTGTGCACGCGCAATGTGGTATCGCGCATGACTTCCTCGAAATCGGGATGCTTCTTGATGGTGTCTGCAATCCGCGCTCGAGCAGCGGCTTCCGCTTGTGCGGTCTCCGCAGCTTGACGCTCTGCTACCTGCTTCGATCGATCGTCCTCGACCGCTTTTTTCGCGGCATATGCTGCTAACTCTTCGGCGTATTCAAATGCCTTGAACTCACCCTTCTCGTTATAAAACTTCTGCGGATCTGGTTTTGCCAAAACCGCGGTCTCTGCTGCGGGCGCAGCCTTGCCTTTTGCTTCTGCTAAATCTTTCTCGATCTGCGCCGCACGGTCTTCCGCCATGCGTGCACGGTTGTATTGATTCTCGGCAAACCGTTCTGCCTCGCGCGCGGCTTCTTGCGCCTCGCGCATTTCTCGATGCTTGCGATTGATGGTGGCGTTTTTTCGCGCAATGGCATCGCGCAGTTTTTCCGACTGCGCCATGGCACTTTGCGTGTCGTCATCGTCCTGGACATCTTCTGCAGGTGCATTGACAACGGGTTCGACGTCACTTGCGGGTTTATCCTTGACCACTTCGAGTGCCGGTGGATCCTTCTTGACGGGTGCTTTCAGATCGGCCTTGATCTCATCGACCTTGCCTGACGAGATGAACTCATTCAGGCCTGCGCCTGTGATTACTTTGGGCATACCTTCTCACTTCGCTGCCATCTCTGGCAGCCTGTCCAATGGATCAATCAATGGTTGCGATTCCGGTTCCGCTTGCGGCGCAGGTGGTGTCGGCGTGATGCCCTGCAGTTCCCACCACTTCGGTTTGACGTAGTCACCTGGATCATTGTGGTGATCGAGGTTCTCGAACTGCGCATAGAAGTCATCGATCGACATGCCATCGGGATCGATGACGGTGTGGTCTTGCTGCTTCGGCATTACGCTTCGACCTTCTTGCCGTCGTTGTCTTTCACATGTTTCGGTTTTCCCTGCGGCGCAATCACGACCGTGCGGTTCTGCGGGATCGTTGGACCGAGTTTCGGTTTTCCACTGGGACCAATTCCGGGACTCTCACCCCGCTCATAGGTGCCCTTCGGCGTGAGCTTCTCTTGCGGGTCGTAGTGCACGAAGAATCCACCGGG